GCGAGTGAGCGTTTCGTGACCGCGAGGAGTTCAGCCAGGGTAGCGTTGAGCTGGCGGAGTTCCCCAGTTTGTGCTACCTCGGTGGTGGTGGCAAGTGAGCGGAGGCGTTCTACTTCCGCGGCGGCGGCGAGTGCTTTCCGCACTTTTTCGTCGTCGGTTTTTTCGATCTCCTGTTTGAGTTTCGCGTATTCCAGCTCGGCGGTCAGTTTGTCTTTTTGCCGGAGGTATTCCACGGTTTTAGTGGCGCGCTCTAGCTCCAGGTTGAGGTTGTTTTGGTCGATCTGGCGTTGGATAGCGGTGAGCCGGTCTTCGGTTTGGCGTTGGGATTTTTCGATCCTGCCGCTGATACCGTACTGGAGTGCACCGATCGTGCTCTCCATGAATTGCTCGCCGAGCTTGGCGCCGCCGGTGGCGGCTTCTACTCCGTATTGTTGGGAGAGCACACCACCGCCGATGGTGAGGGCAGCCCCACCTGCGGACCCCAGAACCAGGGCGGCTTTTTCAGCTGTCCCTAGATTCTTCCAGGCGTCCTTGATGGAGTCCTTGTTTTGGTGGATGTCAATGCCGCCCTGCACCAGGTCTTTCAGTCCGCCCAGTGCCATGCCGGCGCCTGCTAGGGCGCCGAGGGGTCCGCCGACGGTGAAACCAGCGACACCAGCCGCAGCGCCGGCCAAGAGCTTGCCGATGCCGCCTACCAGCTTAGACACCCCACCGAAGCCCTTGGATGCGCCCTGAGCCTGATTAGCGGTCATGCCGTATAGGCTGGCGGTTTGTTCAGCAAGGGCTGTGGTTTGGGCTCGCAGCAGCTGCGCTGCCGCGGTTTGTTTCAGCGTTGCCTCCAGCGCCTCGTAGCGGGCTTCGGATTGGGCTTTCGCCGCTTCCAGGTCGTCGACTGCGGCTTGGGCCCGGGCGACCCGGATTCCCCATTCGGCGGCCTGGATTTCCTTGCTGTTTGCTACCACAGAGGCGGTCAGGTCTTCGACGGTGAATTTGCCGGTGCGGTAGAAGCGGTCAATAGCGCCTTTCATAGCCTCAACGCTGGTGGACCCCATGAGAGCGGATTGCTTACGGGCTTCAGCTAGGGCGGCTTCGGCTTGAGCAATGCTCACGATGCCGCGGGCACGGGTACGCTCTACATCCCGCTCCCTGATCTGCAGCTCAGCCAACGCTTTCACCCTGGTGAGGGCGTTGGTTTGCTGCTGCATTTCCAGCTTGGAAACCTCTTGCCGGGTTTTATCCACGATACCGGCGGCCTTCTCTATCTCAGAGAAGAAGCTAGCGATGTGCCCAATACCGGCGGAGAGGGAGCCGCCGATCTTCTCGGCAATCTCGCTGGCTGCCTGATAGCGGGATGCCGCCACAGTGCGTTCTGCCGCCTCTAAATCAGCGAGGGACTCAGCCTGGGCAGCACGAGCCGCCGTCAGCTTGTCCTCCGCTTTATTCACCTTTTCCTGAGCAGATTTGACCGCTTTGGCGTTCTTGTCGGTGGATTTTTCCAGGTTGTCGCCAATGTCTTCCCGCACCCGGGCGAGCCTCTTCTCAGCGTCGGCGATGCGATCGGCTTTGCCTTTCTTCCTGGCGTCAGCCAAGGATTTTTCGGCATCCTCAAGTTTTCGCCTATCGGCCTTGGATACCGCGGCGCCCTCTTTCTCGGTTTTCGCCAATTCCTTCTTAGCGTCGGCAAGTTCCTTTTCGGCTTTGCTGATGCTATCGGATTCGGTGGCGATCTTTTTCCGCAGCTCATAGAGACCCTTTTCGGCGTCTCTTACAACTTCGGCGGAGTCCAACCAGCCACCTCCGAAATGGCGGCCTTCGGCTTGCACGATGACCCGGGTGTCTTCGGCGTCGTGGGCGAAGAGCTTTGCCGCGGTGGAGATTTCCCCAGCGGCTTTGTCGAATTTTTCGCCTGCCGCCATGAGGATTTTCGCCGCAGTAGCATTCTGCTTACCGATCTCCGGCAAGGTTCGAGCGATGGTTGACTGGTGCTTCCACTGCTGGTTTGTGAGCACTAGCTCATCGGCGCCGGATTCGTTCCGTCCTCGGACGCCGGATGGCCACCTGCCGCCGGCGTCGAACTTCGGCCCGTACTGCACATATTTTTTGGCCTGGTCAAACAGGCTTTGGGCTTTGCCCCATGAAACGTTGCCGCGGCTGGTTTTTACCCCATCCACGGAGGTGGATTCGATGTCATCCCCGAGGCTCAAAAAGTCGGCAGGATCGTAGTCTTTGCCGTTGATGGTGACGATCTGCCCGGCAATGAGCGGCAGGTAGGCGTGGTTGGTGTACTGGGGGTGGGAGGCTGGTGCTGCCCCGCCGCCGATTTGACCGTTACCACGCCCGCCGCCCATTTCGACGTTGACGGCTTGGCCGTCGGTGAAATGGATGGTGCCTGAGGTGTGCCCACCTGCAGGGCCGCCGTTGAGCCAGCCGATGGAAAACCTGGGGCCGCCGCTGCCCAGGCCGGTGCTGAACCCCATGCGGGCCAGTACGGGGCCTTCATCCCCGGTGGCGAACTTGCGGCCGTCGAGTGGCCATCCCACAGCTAGTGCGGCCAGGCCGCTCATTGCGCCACTGCAGTCCCCCCAGTTGGCGAGTAGGCCACCGCCGAGAACATACGGTGCGCCTTCAAGGGAGCGGGGGGCTTTCTTGCCGTTGACGGTTTCACCTTTGGCGAATCTCAGGAGCTCGCCTGGGGTGACAACACCGCCATCAGCCAGAGCCTGCACGCCCCCTAGGATCTTATTGAGCTTGGGGGAATCATCATTGATCGCCCGCAGTAGATTATGGTGCTTAGCGGACGATCGGCGGTTGATAACCCATTCCCCAGCATCAACCCGGGCTGTGGGCCTGCCCTGCCTATCGACGCCCTGGAAACCATCGACCTCGGTGGTACCGGGCCCGGAGAGGGGCAGCCGATACCCTGCCGGGGTGCCGAACAAACCACCAGCTGCGAGCCCTACAACACCGCCCATAGCACGGCGTGCCGGGCTGCCATCAGGGAGAAGCGCGGGACGGCCCCCACCTACATACACGGTTTCCACCGAAATCGTGTGGCGAGATGTGGTGTTTTGCCCGCTCAGGCCATGGATCCGCTTGATGACTTCTGGTACGTTGTCGTTGATTTTGACTTCACCGGTGCGTTTGTCTTTGACCAGGATACCCAGATCGAGCATGCGGGTTTTGACATCTGGGTCGTTGGAGTCGATAACGACTTTGCCGCCGGGGAGGGTTTTCGTTTTCAACCCTAGAGCATCAAGCTTTTCGATAGTGCCGGGCACCTCGGCATTATCAATGTGGATGTAGCCGTCAAGGCTGGAGAGTTTGACCCCCATCTGATCCAGTAAGGAAATGATTGAGAACGCATCGGGGAAATCAATGGTCACCTGCCCCTCAAAGGGCTCGGAAACCTTCGCCCCCATGGCCTCCAGTTGTTGCCTAGTCTCGTCGGTGATCGCATCCGATTCCACCTTGATCGTTTTGTCATCGGGGATGGATTTGATCTTGTCACCCAGAATCGAGTAGATCTGAGCCGCCGTGTCGGCTTCCTTAGCAGCATTCGTCATGGCGGCAGCTTCGGCTTCGTGCTGCCTGGTTGCCTCTTCCAGATCGTTGTTGGCGCCCCGGGTGGACTCAGCCAACTTTAATGTCGCCAGGTCCGCATCAGTCAGCCCCTCTTTCCATTTCGCAAAGGACTCGGCGGCGGACTGCTTAGCTTTTACGCTGCCATCACTGAGATCTGCCAGAGCGGTGACCACGCCAAGAGCCGCATCCTTGTTGCCGTTGAGCGTGGCTTCTAGATCATCGGCGGAGATTTTAGCTTGCTGCAGCTGGGGGTGGGCATGCATGAACGCAGTGACAATGGATTCGGCTTTGCCTTGGATGGCTTCCAGGCCGGAGGCCTGCCCCATCATGGCGTCCACCACAGTGCTGGATGCGATCCCCGCCTTGCTGGCCAGGTCTATCAGACCTTCGCTGGAGGCGCGCTGCACCATCACCGACCTGGTGGCTGCCTCCTCGATGCCGTTCAGGGAATTCTTGAGGTCATCAACGTTGTTCTTGTGCTGCTGCTCAGCCTTAGCTGCTTTTTCGTTTTCGCTGGCGAACAGGGTAAGGGCTGCGGCGGCACCGGTGAGCGCCAGGCCCCAAGGCCCACCGAGGGCGCCTAGTAGGCCTTCGGCGCCGGATTTCAGCAGGGAGAACCCGCCACGGGCCACACCAACAGCTGCGTCACCGATCGAGCCCAGGGCAGCGCGTGCGGTGTGGGCTGCCTCGGTGTGCTTTTCCGCAAATGTTTTCAGGGCTGGGGAGCCCTGCTGGAATGCGGCCTCGGCCTTGAGCACGGCGGCGGCCAAACCGCTTTGCTCGCCGGTCAGGTAGTGTGTGGTTGCCCCGACCCGGTCCATTTCCACACCAGCGTCCCTGTAGAACTTTTGGATGCTGGATATTTGTCCCCGCATTTCAGACAGGCTAGACACGTGCCCCCGCATCTCGGACAGCTTGGACGTGTACTGGCCCACGGTGGTGGTGATACCGCCAACGATACCTGGCACGGTGCGGAACGCCGCCCAGCCTGCCATAGCTGCTGCTAGCAGCCCTGGGTGGGCTTTCAGCAGGTCAGCAACAGACTGGAGAGATGGGGCCAGAGCAACGAGCACACCGGATGCTGCATGCAAAGTACCGAGGAAAATATTCCAGGTGCTAACGCCGAGGGCTGCGGATGCCTGCCCCAGAGCAGTAGCCACGGTGGATACCACGGGCGCCAAGGCTTTACCTGCATCAAGCACATCGGTGAAGGCCGCCTGGACGCCGGTAAGCATGCCTTTGCCCTGATCGGACTGCATAAAATTCGACACAGCACTCTTGGCATCCTTGAGCCCTGGCACTAGGCGCTGTTGGAGGAAAGTATCGATATCGGCTGCAACCGGCTTGATTTTGGTTTCCAGGCCGTCGATGGCGCCGGTGGCGGCCACCAGGCCGTCCTTCGCCAGGCCGAAAAATGGTTTCAACGCGGTAGCGCCCAGGCGGCCCAGGGCTGCCTGGGCATTGGCGGCGGCGCCTGTGAAGGATTCGCCCATTTTCAAGGCCGACCCGCCCATGCCGGCACGCATGGCTTTTTCGAAGGTTTCGAAGTCAATCTTGCCTTTGGAAACCATATCCGAGATTTCGGCAGAAGTTTTCCCGGTTTCCTTGGCGAGCAGCTGGAGCACGGGAATGCCCGACGCCATCAGCTGTAACATATCATCGCCCTGGAGTTTACCGCGGGCGGCAATCGACCCGAAGATAACGCCAACGTCTTGCATGCTCCGGCCGGCAATAGCAGCGGTGTCACCCACAGTTTTCAGGGTGGTTTCCAACTGCTGGCCGGGTTTAATGCCTGCGGCAACCAGGCCTGCAGCGGTGGATGCTGCCTCCCCCAGTCCAAAGGCGGTGCCCTTCACCGAGGAAAGCGCATCATTCATAACCCCGGCAACAGTTTTGGTGTCGTTACCTAGGCCGAGGAGTTTCTGCTGGGCGTTTTCGATAGCGGTGAGGCGGCCCATGCCTTTGGCCATGGCGGTGCCGATAAGCCCACCTGCCGCCACGCCGGTGGCCAGGGCCCCAGCCTTCAAGGTTTTGCCCACACCAGCGGCGAGCTTGCTTCCCCACGAGCCGCCGCGGCGCTCGGCTTCGCTTTCCACACTCCCCAGTGCTTTAGCGATGGTAGGGCTGATTTTACTCACCTCGGGGATGATCGAGATGTAGCCGGTGCCGAGCTCTGCGCCCATGAGAAATCCCCTCCTTCGGATTTAGATGTGGTGCTTTTCCCTGACCTTTTGCCTGATCTCCGCGGCGGTCAGCTCCCGCCTATGCGGCCGGCTCACCCGCTGGTGGGAGGCCTCAATACCTTCGATGGTTTGCTGGATAAGACCCCCAACACCACTCGTGTTTTTCCCGGCGCGGGCCAGGGCCAGGATGTACTGCTGGTCGAAGAGTGCGCCAAGGATTTGGTTGGTGGGTAACGCCCAGGCTGCGGCTTCGGCGGCGGCGGGATTGAGGTAGGTGTGGAGGTGGGATGTGGCTGGTAGGTGTTTGAGGAATGCCCTAAGGTCGCTCCACCGGTAGGTGCGGCCTACGTTGCTGAGTGAGTATCCGATGTGGAAGAGGTCTACTCGGAGGGCGTCGGTGAGTTGGGGGTCTCCCCCGAAGGCGTACCGGTGGAGGGCAAGGATTCCCCCAGCGGGATACCTGATTCCTGGCTCCAGATGCGGTCGATTTCCACTAGCTGGCGTTGCACTAGTTTGTTGATGGCATCCTTTTTAGCCTGGGTGTTGTTGAAGTGGAGCAGGAAGAGGCGCATGATTTCAACAGAGTCATTGCCGATGTGCCGTTTTTCGGCTTCGTTTTGGATGGCGTTGATGTCTGTGGGATAAAGGCAGTCAACTGGTGGGATGGTGATGGTGACTTTTTTGTCTTTGCCTGCTGGGATGTTGAATTCGATGTTGTCGAATCCGGGGATGTCGAATGCCATGATGGCTCCTTAGTTGTGGTTGATAGAGGGTGGGAGGGGCCGCGGGCGGTAACAGGGTTTTGCCCGCGGCCCTTTTTCAGTGTGGTTAGCGCCAGTTTTTCAGCACCTTCCAGTGGGCAGTGGTGAGTTTTGATGCTGGCGTGACTTGCAGCCATGGTTGGGAGCGTAGTGAGGTGATAGCCGTGTCTAGGTCGGTTGCGGGGATGGTGGTGCCGCCCGCACCCCACAGCCCGATGGAGGGGCGGATCTTACCTGGCCATTGTGCGGTGAGTGCTTCCACCAGGGGCGCGGCTTTTCCAGCCTGCCCAGCGTCGAAGTAGACCCAGGGCTGAAGTAGATCGGCGTGCTGCAGTAGTTTGGTGTAGTCGTGTCCGCTGTCGGGCCGGCCAGCAACCGGGTTGGCCCAGTTGACTCGCACGTCGAAAACCAGTTGGGTATTACCGATGGCGCGTTTGATGCGGCCTGCGGCTTCGGCCATTTTATCGCTGAACCATGCCAGTTCTTTGGGCCCTTCGTGGGGGGTGCCGTCGCCACGTCGGGTCCAATCCGCCTCGCCGGTGTCTTGTTTGAACAGCTCCAGGTCTTTGGCCGAAAAGCTGCCGGAGTCCCAGTGGATTTCGGTGAGGATGATGCCTTTGATGCGGGCGCCGTAGCGGGCCGCGAGGTGCCGTGCGGCAGCCTCTAGCATGGCACCGATGTGTCCTTTGGTGAGGGCGTAGGCGCTGCCCAAATCGTTTCGAACGGTGCCATCTCTGGATACTGCCCGTAGTTCTTGGTATTCGGGTTTCGCCAGGGTGGTGGTGGCCATAGCATCCAGAGTGAGGTAGATGCTTGTGATGCCAGCTGCGTGGGCGGCGTCGATGATCCCTGCGATGGGGTCACCTTCGGCTGCTGATAGGGATGATGTGAGCCCACTGTCTGAGGGCACGTCGGGGGAGAGTAGCCATTCGGGTCGGCCTACTGCGAGGTCGATGGTGTTGCCGCCTGCTGCCGCGACTTTTTGGAGGGTTTCTTCCCAGTTGTGGGTTTTCGATGAGGTGTCTTCCCACCCGAATGACACGGCTCGTAGGCGGGTGTCCGGTTTCGGGGGCGGCGGTACAGCCCCGCCGCCGTTGTTGTTCCCTCCGCCGCCCGGAGTTACCGGGGAGGGGTTTAGGGGTTTACGGTGATGGTGGTGCCCGCACCACCGGTGAGTTTAGTCCCGTCGGCGGTGAGGGCCCCGGTGATGTCCTTGATGGTGTAGGGCCCGCCAGCATTACCGGTGACGGTGGCGGTGGTGGCGCCTGTGAGTTTGCGTAGCTCGGCCTGCACGGTTTCGGCGGTGGCGTTAAACGCTAGTTCGGTGGTGGCGTGGCCGTCGATGGAGAGGGTGAAGGTGCCGCCTGTAACGCCGCTGGGGAGGGTCACGGTCTTGTCTGGGGTGTCGGGGTCTGGGGTGTTGGGGTCGACCATGCCGTCGTCCCGGAGTTCGAATACGTTGGCGTATTTGTATTCCTGGGGGCCCTTGAAAGCGGTGATCGTGATGTTGTATTTCGTGGATGCGGAATGGGTCTCTGCGGTTTTTTCCACGGTGCTGATCCGGCCGTTAGGCACAACCAACGTCTTGGCTTTCTCGCCGGAGACAGCTTTGACGATGTGGCTTTTTAGTGGCAGGCGTTCAGCGGTGTGAAAGATGGTGCGCTGCCGGCCGTGTTTGTCGGTGGCGGTTTTTTCGATGACGTTTGCGTCGCCGAAGCAGGACTTCAGCACGTGTTCGTTGTCGTCTTCTAGCAGGGTGATGGTGACGGTTTCGGTGTACGAAGTTTGTAAGTCAACCCAGTCATCCCCGCCGAACATTTTTTCGGTACTGGTTTCGCGGGTGGGGGTGTTACTGAAACCATCTTCGCCCACAGCACCGTGATCCACGAATGCTGAATTGAGGGCTTCGGTGGCGGTTTTCGGCAGCGGGGTGCCGACCGGGGCGTTGAAGTAGACGCCGCCGTCGATGGGTGGGGTGGCCACGAAGGCGTTTTGGATGTTGATAGCCATGATGGTTCTCCTAAATCAGGAAAGTTGGAAAGGTGGTTGCGGCAGGATGTGTCCCCTGCTGCCGCACCAGGGACCGGCTAGTGGGCTAGGAGCCGCACGCCACCGGTGAATTGGAAGCGGTAGAGCTTCGGGTCGGGGTCGTCGTACCTGGTGAGGGTGTCTATGGTGGTGGATTGGATTTTGGCGGACCTCATCCGCACCCATGCTTCGTAGGCTGTTTCGGCCAGGGCCTCAGCGTCTAGCTCAGTGTGGGCATAGCATTCGATGAGGAAGCGGGGGTTGCAGAGTGCCCAGTCCTCCATGCCGCCGCCGATACGGGAAACAATGATGAAGGCCTGCGGTTTCGGGGTAGAAGGCATGCGGCTGGATACCGGCACCCCTACCCGGCGCGCCAGCTCGGCAATCACTGTGGTGGTGGCGGTGGTGGTCACATGGGCCTCCTTCCAGAGGGCTGATTAGCCTAGGGCTCGGGTGAGGATATTGTCCCGGGCTTCTCGACGTTTAGCCGACCAGGTGTCGGCGTAGATGATGCAGCGGTGGCGGGTTTTGCCCATCTGGTAGGAGGAGACAAACCCATCGCCCGCGGCAGCTGCTACTCGTTCGGCGTGGTCGACTACGATCCCTTGGGTCATGGGGTCTTTGAGCAGTGCTTTCAGCGCGGCCTTGTTCGGTACGTACTTTGACATAGTCCACTCACACGTAGCGACGCCAAGCGCGGTCTTGTTCGGCACGTACTTCGCTGTAATCCACCCACCTACAGCTTGCCCATCCGGTGGGCGAATAGGCAGCTCGTACTTGCCGCATACCCTCATCAGCGAAACAAATGAGGGACCCGCCATCGAAGGATAGACTTACGCATTCGACATAATCTGATTGGTCTGCCTCAGCGCCGAGAGTTACTTTTAGCCATTGGTCATTCGATTCCGGCAAGATTAATCACCTCCAAGTCTGGGGCCCAACCGAAGGGGCCGTGTTCGTAGTTTTCGGGTTCGCCCACAACCTCTAGGCGTTCGCCGCCTGGGGTGAGGATGACGATGTCGGTTTCGATAAAACCGCCGGGGTGGGCGTACATTTTTATGGCGACTGTTCGGCGGGCATGGCCCGCTAGTTCGGGTTCGGCGGTGGTGGGTTTCGCCCACCCCGCTACGTGGATGATGGTGCCCTGGAGCCCGTAGGTGGGGTTGCCGAGCTCATCGGTGCCGGTTTTGAAGCGGCGGAGCCGGGTTACCGGGTAATAACTGTTTGTGGGGAGGCCTGGCATCGCACCCTCTTTTCTTTAGCTCATGGTGATGGAGTAGATGCCGCGGCGTTTCTTACGGAAGGGGGCCAGCATGGTTTTGTCCGATGTGGTGAGCCAGGGGGCGCCACCACTACCACCGTGGGTGAAGTTCGCGCTTTGGCTAAACGGGCCCGCGGTGACCTGCATGGATTCTTGGAAGGCGGTTTCTTTGGGGGCTTCGATGACCCTGGCTACCATGCGGGATACTACGATTTTGATGGTTTCCGGCACTGGTTCGGGCACTGGTTTTTGCAGGTACCCCTCAACCAGGGCGGATGCCTCCTCCAGCAACCCTAGAGCTTGGTCTTCGTCGAAATCCACGTGGGGGATGCGGGCCTTAACATCGTCAAGATTTGCGAGCACGGCTGTTACTCCGGCGGGTTGTCTTCGGGCTGGCGGGGGGGTTGTCCTCCCCACCTTCCCCATCGTCCTCCGGGTCTTCGGGATCTTCGGGATCTTCGGGGCCTTCGGGTTCCGGTTCCAGCAGGCCAGGGTGGATAGTTACGCCTTCTGGTACTTCCGCACCTGGGGCAAGCACATGCGGCCCGGTTTCATCGTGCGCAATCACATAGCTTTCAAGATCACTGCGGATGGTTGCCATAGTAGTTCTCCTTGACTCTTAGAGGACGGTCATAGCCGCGGTGTAGTTAGCATCACCAACAACAGGCATGCCGATAGCATTGGCCCGCACCCAGGTGGACTTCGGGTCGTCTTCCTGGTAGGCGCCAACCACGATGCCGGGGCGGTCTTCTTCGGCAATGCCATAGGCGGCGTCTACCGCCTCCAGGGTGGTGCCCCAGAACGTGCGCCCCAGTGGGGATTCTTCGCCGTCTACAGCGGGGAGCATGATGGCGATTTTCTCGTCGATTACTCGTTTGAGCGCCCCGCCTTTGCGAATCTTCCGGTCGTACCGCAAAAGGGGTGGCAGCTCGAAGGATGCGAGCACGCTGTGGAGGAAGTCCACGGTCACCATGCTGGGGATGCCGTTCACGCCGCCTGCCATTTTGCGGATTTCTTCGCATCGGATCAGGCTGGTGATGATTTTGGGGGATACCAGCAGGTAGCCGGGGGCCTCACCACTCAGGTTGGCATAAACCTCTGCCTGGGCCTGTAAGTCCTCGATCGGGGTTGCGGTGGCGTACTGGTCCCACTTGGTGCCTACGGTGGTGGTGAGGCGGGGGTCGCGACCGAAATCTTGCTCCACGTTGAACTGGTTTTCGCTGATGAGGGCCTTGCCGGTGGTGAGAATTTCGCCACGCAGCATCTCTACCCGGTCAGCGACAGCCCGGGCTGCGGTGATTGTGGCCCGGCCGATCAAATCTTTGCCGGATGCTGGGGCGTTGATACCGCGGGCCCGGAGTTGGTCGTATTCGCTGACGGGGATTTTCTGCCCCAGGGGTGGCAGGTCCAGGGAGATTTTCTTACCGCCGGGCGTGGCGCCGATGGGGGTTTCAGCATCGTAGGCGCGGTATTCAGCAACCTCGACCAGGCCGTTAGCGGTTGCGGATAGGCTTACGGAGATGTCGTCGGTGACACGGTTGGGGAGGAATTGGGCGAGAATGTTTTTGGAGCGTTCCCGCTCATCAAGGGTTTCTCGGGCCACAGTGGTGAGGGACTGCGGCTGCACAACTTCGGTCCATAACATGAGGATCAGTCACCTTCCTTCGGGGTGAGGATGAAATGGGGGTTAGGGGTGGTCAAGGTGGTGATGTCGAATACGCCTTCGGGGAGGTATTTCACCCGGATGCGGCCATGGTCGAGCATGGGGGCCACGATATCCACGTCTTTCTGCTTGGCGGACTGGGAGGTGAGCAGGAACCCGGCTAGGGCGTCACCGGCCGCGGTTACTGGCTCGTATTTGCCGCCTGTCCCCCGCTTCAGCGGGATACCGGAAGGCAGAACGTTGTCCTTCACAACGGCGGAAATTTTCTTCCCGTCAATGGTGACGGTTTGGGCGTTAGTCACGCCGTGGCGGCTTCCTAACCACTTGCGGTTATCGACGCCTAGAGGTTCACGGATTGGGTTGAGTTGCATGATGAATCACATCCTTTTATTTTTCGGTTTTGGTTTTGCCCATGAGGCGCCGAGCCCAGCTGCGGTCGCTTTCTTTCGAGGAGCCGGCCTTGCCCTTGCCTTGGAGCGGCGAGGTTGCGGGGCGGCTTTTCGACGCCCCAGCCCCGGCGCGGTCCGCAAGGAGTTGCGCTTGGGTGCGCATGGCTTCGGCGTCGCCGTGGAGGAAGGTTTCTGCTTCTTTCCGGCTGAGGCCGTATTCCAGGGCGAGCTCTAGGCGGGCGACCGTTTGTTCGGCTGCCTGTTGGCGTTTAGTTGCTTCAGCAAGGGCCTCCTCAGCCTTTTTGGTTTTACCCGTTTCGGTATCAAGCTGGGCCTGCAGGGTGTCGGCGGTTTTTTTGTTTTCCTTAGCCCGGGTTTCCCAAGTGCGAGCATGTTTTTTCCAGACGGCTACGTCGCCTACCGGCTCATCTGCTGGCTCGGGGTCACCCTCCTCATCACCGCTATTGTTGTCGCTGGGGGTTTCGCTTTCGCGGTCTTGGGCTTGCGGAGCTGCGGTATCATTCTGGGTGGCATCAGTCGTGCCGCCGGCGGGGATGTCTGGGGTGATGGTTCGCACCCAGGGGGGCATTGCTAATGCTCTGGCTGGCATGGGGGTTCCTTTCATATTCGTGTGTGTTTTGGGTATGAGAAAACCCGCGGTCTCGCGGGGAGAACGCGGGTTACTGGGGATGCTAGTTTTAAGCGCTGGCGGCGGCTAACCGGACTTCTTCTCGTTCCCAGTAGGGATTGTCCTGTTCCTCATCGGAATACGGGTCGAACACCACGGGGGTGGAATCACCGCGGGGGCGCCGCATGTATTCGCTGAAATCATCGCTGAGGTCTTCGGCACCATCCCAGTCGAGTTCTAGGGCCCAATCGGTTTCCTCACAAAGGAAGAAGAAAATCTCCTTCAGGAGAGATAGCGCGTCTGAGTCCCGAGACTGGGTAACGTCAATTTCAGCGAGCCCAAAATCACGTTTAAATTCGGGGGGGGTTAAAAGGACACGGACACTCGGGTACCTTTTCGCCGAAGAAAAATTTGAGGCAATTAAATTTTCGGCTTGGGTGATGACATCCTCGGGGCTTTCGACAGCGCCTCGAATGATGATGGATGCGACATACGACATTTTTAGCTCCTTTCCCAGAGAATGGTTTTTTTCGTGGTTATCACTACGATTCTATCAAGATATGCACCATTATTGTCTACTGCCCTGCGTAAATCAGCCAAGATGGTTTGTTCATCATGTATTGATTCCCTTAGGTCGCAAATGAGCGTGCTCGATTGTTTTTTTCCTTTTCTGGCCCTGTTATTAATTCCGCTTTTCGAGGTGATGGATTTCATCTCCGTGGTGATCCCATCGACGATGGCATCAGGAGTATTTGAAATCCCAGTTTTTTCTTTAAAACGGAGTCCTGCGCCACCGGGTATTTTGTCCAGTTCCTTGAGTTTAATGACGGATTGCGCACCGTTGTCTTCTAGCCATTTGCGGATTCGGTCTTCTTTTTCGGGCCATGCTGTGTCATCCGCTAAGCCGATGTCTAAGGCTTCTTTGGCGGTGATTTTCCGCCTGACCGTAGCTTTCGACATGTCGACTGCGCGTCGGTATCGGACGGCGTCTGGTGGTACCCAGTCGGGTGTTTGGTTTCGGTGGCGTTCTATGGCTTCGGCGAAGGCATCTTGGTCGCTGCCGGGGTATTTGCCGGATTCCGCGTAGATTTGTTCTAGTTCTTGATTGATGCGTGGTAGGTCGGCGGGGGTTTGCACTTCGATGCCGAGGCACTTGCAGTTGTCGTGGTATTTTTTGCCAGCCTCAGTAAGTAGCACCGTATCGTGGCTGTAGACAGCACCACGGCTGGCAAGGAGGAGGCAGAACGTACAGGCGTGGGGTTCCGGCACACGGGCGTAGCGGGTGCCGGCTTTCCGGGTGGCCTGGTATACGGTTTCACGGGCTGGTTGTTGCACGAGCCGGTTGGTGATGCCGGCGAGTTTCCGTAGCACTAGCTGCCTATCCAAACCGCCGGTGGCGTTGCGGGAGGTGTTTAGTGCCCAGGCGTAGGAGCCGAGGATTTGCTCAAACCCCGCCGGGTCGGCCACTTCGGGATACTCCAGTCCACGAAGGTTATCGTCGAGGCTGCGGGAGCGGAATAAATAATCGGCGGCGGCGTAGGCGGCTTGTTCCCCGTAGGCTGCGATAATCGCCTGGAAGGGCTCTTCCATAAGCTGCTTGGCGTCGGCGAACCCGAGGGTTTCAGTTTGTTTCCACCAGGACACCAAATCCCGTATAGCGAGGGTCCGCAGGTTGTCCATGGCCTGCTGGTAGTCGGCTTCGGCATCCAGGTCTCTGGCCATATACCATCACCTCCCTCCCATGGGTTTTGCTTAAGTTTTCTCCCGTAGTGATACGGGGGTTGCCCCGGTGAATCGGATCCCGGGCAGGCCAGCAAGGTCAGCGGCGGCTTTGGGTTCGACCCCGGCGCGGATCAGGACGCCTAGGGCGTCGGCGCGTTGTTTGAGGTCATCTGCCTCCGCCCCCCCCCGCGAAGCGGGCGTGTCCTGCGGGCCGGTTTCAACAGGCGTTTCATCGGTGGTGTTGGGGGTTTCTTCGGGTTCTCGGTTTGCCCTGGCCAGTTCAAGCACGGTGGTATCACCAACGGTGGTAGCCCCGCCAGCAAGCACGGTGGCGCGCTGGGTGGCGGATTGTTCAGCGAGTTCTTTCCGCATGATTTCCTGCTCGGTTGGGCTGAACCCCACCCTGCCCCACACCACGGAGGAGTGTTTCGGGGTGATTTCAGCCGCTACGGCTTTAGTCATGGCGTCCATGGTTGCCGAGAGCGTGGGGGTGGCGGCTGCCAGCCATTTCGCTTCGAGGGAGGCAATGAACTCCCATTCGGGCGGCCTGCCATCAAGGATGGCTTTGCACACATAGGCAAGGTCACGGCACAGTGGGCGGCCGAACGCCAACTGGCGGAGCTCAGTACGCCGCACCAGGCGGGATTCGGTGGCGCGGATACTGTCGGCACTGGGTGGATTATCGGAGGCGAAACCCAGATACGATACCGGCACCCCTGATTGCGCTGACACAAGCTGGGCCATCATCTTCAGCTCTTCAATATAGGGCGTCGGCGGGGATGCTTGGAACTGGCCCGCAGTGATATTCGGCAACCCATCATCAGGATCACCCGGCGGCACCACCAGGGCCTTGCTCATGGCCACTTTCCACCCCATTTGGATAAGATCGCTCTCTGTCGCGTCCTCATCTAGGCCTAGCTGGTCGAATGTGGCATTCAACAAATAGCGCTGCGGGGTGGTGTAGTACTCTCTGTTGAACTCCATGCCGAGCACGGTGCGAACGCCATGGTCGGTGTAGTATTCGATGGCCGTGGTGATTTCCGAGGCGCCCGCATCTTTCCCGGCGCGGGACCGGTTCGGGATACGGATCAGGCCACACCTGCCCCAGCCGTGTTTGACGCAGATGATTTCCTTTTCCGCCTTGTAAGGGGCGGTGATGATAGAGATCACCCGGTCCGGCAAATGTAGGGTTTGGTATCTTTCGCCGTTTTCCCCGGTTTTTTCAATATAGCCTGCTGCCATGCGGTTAAGCCGATCATCCCACATGTAGGTGGCTTCGCCTGCGGTAACCGCATCAATAATGATGGCGGGTTCACCATCGCCGCCCGCGGATACTTCGAGGAACCCCATACCAGTGACGAGGGATTCCAGGGTGGCTTTAGCGAATTCAGAAGCTAGGTCGTTTTCGGCGAACACCTGGTCTAGTTCGCTGATGTCCGACTTCGGGGAGATCCACCCTTGCCACTCCAACCGTTCCGCTAGGGAGTCAACCACAATCTCGGGCCAGCCAACAACCGCCCGGATACTTCCAGCAACCGCAGGTAGGGCAATGTTCAAATCCTTGAGGGCGTTTTTGCCCTCATAGTAAGCCCATTTCGACTTGTTCTTCCGGGCGTGTTCTTGCAGCCGCCCCGCCAGCTTGGCGATGAGGGTATGCTCGTCGTCTGCGAGCTCATAGTCGTGGATCAGTTCGAGGGTCATCCAATCATCACTCTCCTTCGCTTCTTAGGCCCCCCTTTACGGCGGGCACGGACTTTACCGGAGTTCAGGGCTTCACGCCTGCCTACGTTGGCGGCCACCATGGCCACGCACAAATCCACAAGCTGATGGCTGTCACGACTGGTTTTACCAATCGCCAACCCAAATTTATTCCACCTGATTTTCGTATTATTCACGTGCGCTGTGAGCGCCGGGTCACCATCATGCCGGAACGGTCCATCCAGGCCGTCTTTGTCGATCAGGTCCTGGATGATCTCCACTTCCTGGGAGAAGCGGCGGTTCCGGTCGGCGGCGCCGGGTTCGGAGAGCCGCATATCCCAGAGGACGGAGTGGGTTTTTGTTGCCCAGCAGCGGAGTTTTCGGCGGAAGTCACGGTGCCATGCGTCGATGAGGGGCCGCCAGTAGGAGGCTTCGGTGGTGTCGTCTTTGGCGGGCGAGGGGTCGACGCCGAACCAGACGACTTTGTATAGTTCCATGATTTCCCGTACCCGGGCGTCTACTTCGTCGCGGTCAACGAGGTAGCCTTCGCCGCGGGGGCCGCGGGGCCTCGACCACACCCCGAGGGTTTGGTTGAAACCATCACTGATTCGGCAGCCCATGAGGGCTGTGGCGTCTTCTGATTTGGAGCAGTCGAGGAACATGGCGATCTGATCCCCCGGCTCAAACTGGCGGGTGGGGTCGGCGAGTGCCGCCCACGCTTTAGCAGACACGTAGGAGTCTTCGGCGTCTCCGAGTCCGTTCATGTAGAAGCGGATAGCGTCACCGGCCGAGAGTTCGGGGTCCACCACCTCGTCGGAGAGGCGTTCGAGGTCGGCCCAGGGGGCGTCGGAGTAGGCTTGCTGGAGCGCCAGCATGCGCTGCTTGGGGTCGTAGATATCTAGCTTGGGGTCAAATTCAATGGAGTCATAGAGGATGTCTTTCTTGAGCTGGGGGTATTTACCGGATTGCTGTTTCTGCCATGCTTCGAAGGTTTTTTCGCCGATAGAGTCCTGGCCCCGCTGGTGGGCGTTGGTGAAGTCCACCATTCGGGCCTGGACAGACTTTTTCGACTTGCCGACGTTTCGGCGAGCGACTTTAGCGACCGCGTGACCGCCGGAGCGCTGGGTCATGTGGTGAGTTTCATTGAGCACGATGAAAGTGGCCGGGTCGCCTTCGGAAGACCGTTCCGAGGCGGTGAGCACTTCGATGCGGGCTGGGGAGGTTTTCACAAAGGTCGCAGTCCTCCCCTTGTCTAACCCGTAGTAGTTGGTGGCGTCAACACCGAATTGGGAGTTGGCAACCCGGAGGACGTCTTTGGATTGCTCTTCAGAGTTGGACGCTATCTGGACTAAAGGCATGGTGTGTTGTTTGCCTATGTAGCGGGTGCCGTCCCAGTGGAGCTGGGAGGGGCCGAGTAGCTCGATGTTGCACATGGCGGCGGCTAGGGGGTCCTTGCCGCTGCCTTTGCTGCCGCGTTTGCAGCCACGCCGGTAGATGAACCTGCCCTGGTCATTGAAGGCGTACCAGAGGATGAGGAATCGGGCTTGCCCTGGTGTGAATCGCCAGGGCTCACCATCGTCGTTGAGGAGGCCCGGTTCATCGGTGCGCCATTCGGCCCAGTCGATAACCGCGGGGCCTAGAGAGTGGGCGATGAGGTCCAGTTTTTCATCCATGGTGGTGGGCCATGGGAGGGTGCACCAGGCCCCCTTGTCACCGAGGTAGTAGCCGGGCGGCATGGTGAGGTCAGAGATTAGCGAAGCGGTCATGGGCGTCGATCACCACCCCGTCATCCTCAGGTTTGGATTGTTCAATGTCACCGATTTCCCATTGGAGGCGTTTCATGGCCATGGGTGAGAGCCCCAGCCGGTCTTCGATTTGGCGAAGCTCCGCCATAGCGCTGGCGTTGACCACGCTATGGTCGAGTTCATCTTGAATGGCGTTCCGTAGGATAAGGTAGCGGGCGACTAAAAATTCGTCGTGGTTTCGTTCCCACATGACTGCTTGGGGTCGTCGCCAGAGTTCTGCCCAACCGCGTTGTACTCGGCCGGGCAGTGGCCAGCGGGGCGCGCGTCCCTTTCGCCCGTCGGTGGGGAGCGTCACCCAGTCGGGCCTGGCGTTGCGGCGGCGGGCGTTCCTCTTCGGGGGTGGTCCGGGCACGGTCGGCACCCCCTTTCGCATTCTTAGGTTTTCCTAACCTTTCCTTTAGGTTGGCCTTGGGAACCCGTACAGGCTGGCAGGCCCTTTGCCCTCCGCGGCCCGAGGGCCGCCGAGGGGGGTATCCCCCCTACCCCCAGTCGGTATCAAACCTGCTAGTGTGGGGAATGTCACAAAATGAGGGGGTGGGGGGTCGCTTCACTCTCGCTACCCGGGCGGCACGCCCCGCCAGGGCTTCACGTTGCGTTTTGGCCTTGTGACATAGAACACAGAGCGATTGGAGATTGCTAAGAGCATCGTATCCGGGGCCGCGGGTGTTGTCGATGTGGTCTACTTCGGCGGCTGGGCTGCCGCATTGTTGGCATGTGTAGCCGTCGCGGGCAAGGATTTTCTTGCGGATATGAGTTTTCACGTGGGTAGGGGCGCCGTTTCGCCATGCTGCCATATGGATTCCCTCCCTGAAGGTCAGAAAGTAGGAGGAGTGGAGCGGCAATCCCCTGCCCCACGAGCTATCCGGGGTGAGGAGCCATCAAAACGCCCCGGGGCGACGCGAGCCCTAAACCCTCCACTGGTTTTTCTGCAGGCTGCGTCGTCGCGTCGATTATATCATCTGCTGTGACAGCAGGCAAAGGCATATTTTTCAGGTGGCCTAGAACCTCACCAAGTCGATAGCATGCGATGCGATCAGTGCTTAGGTGCGTGCTGATGTGTCCGCGCTCAGCCCACTTGCGTAGCAGCGCACGGCTAACCGTATACCCTTCAGCATGGGCAGCATGGATGATAGTGCGCCACGTCAACCACGGCTCGCCGGCATCGCACACCATGGGCTGCCCAGCGCGGAGGAAATCCAGGAGTCTGGACTCCAGGTAGCGGAGTTCGGCGTGGATGTCGGGGGCGAAGTCCAGGGTGACGATGAGTCCAGCATTGAAGGCGAGGAAGCCTAGGAGTTGGTGGGCGTCGCAGGTGAGAATACGGCTTGGCTGGATATGGTTGGCAATGTCTCGGGCAACTTCAAAGAGCCTAAGGGTGAGGTCGATATCTAGGGCGGTGGCGGCCCCGCCTGGTGTAGTGGGGTGGGCCCCGGGTTTCTTACCCCCCTGGGGGTTCGTTATACGGGTGGGGGTGGGGTACTTGGCTGCTTCTAGTTCTATCCAGAGGCCCTGTAGGCCCCGTAGCGTGGCGCGTAGGCCTGCCTCGGTGGTGGTGGTAGTGGTGGCGCCCATGGTTTCCTCCCGTTCCCCAGCTGGTATGCGTGAGGCAATAGTAAGGTTGGGGTTTGGCCACTAGCGGCATTCACCGCACCCTGGGATGCGAAGGGCGGGGGTGTGGTTACTTTGTGGGGCGTGAGGCGTGCCATCGTTTGATTTCGGCGGCGTCCCATAGGCGGGTGCGTTCTAGCTGGAATGCGGGTTGTGGGGCTTGGCCACGGGCAACATAGCTAGCGAAGGTAGCCTTAGCGACGCCGATGTGCTGGGTGATAGCCGTGACGGTCCAGTATTCTATTCCGTTATCGGTAATGGTTGTTCGGTGCGGGATATCTTTAGCGAGGGTGATATCAATCATCGTGGAGTCTTTCTAATGGAAGCTGGGGTTCAACTTAAAAACCCCACTAGCCGAAGCTGGTGGGGTTGCTGGTTAGCGGCGCCAGCGGCCAGTACAGGTGATGTACCCGAGGATTACAGCGGCAATAACGAGTAGCGTAGCAGTGGCAATGCTTACACCTTTGTTATATAACGCAGTCATTATCGCCGCGGTAAATGCGGTTACCGATACGATGTACATGGGTCGCGCTTTCATGAGGTTTCCTCCTTCCTGGGGATTCACGTGGTAGGGTGGTGGGGTCTCCCCCGGGTGAGCTAAGTTGCTGTTAGCTCACCCGGGGGTTACCGTTGGCGCTTACCGCGACGGTAGCGTTTCCGCTTCCGATGCTTGCCTCCGGGTTTCCTGCCTTGCAAGTAGGTCAGGATGCCGGTGGCTACGGCAATCGCCGAGAGAGCCAGGCTAACCTTGTCGGTCATCTGGGGTCACCTCCCCTCCACTATTGAGTTTTCTGTAAACCGTTTGGCTTACACTCTTTATTATACAGCGTCACACTGTATTCTTCAAGTGGGGGTATGGTTTTTAAGGCGATGTGAATGTGTTCTTTACCACATTCATCCGATAGTGAGAACTGGCATGGTGCGGCTAGAAAACAGCAAACCGATCAATCACCTTTAAGCGCCGGGCGGGGGTCCACCAGTAACTCCCTGGAAACGGCACGAGGTTGGGGGCTTTTACCCGACAGTCGCCCCCAATATAGCTTTCGAGCAACACTTCTCGGTGACGGTCCAGGTCAAGAAGCCACTGGTCCATCAACTTCAGGTGGGGCCAAACATCCTGAGGGATGCGGTGCAACCGCCACCCCATCGTATCTACGATGTGGTGCTTACCATCCTCGATGTCTATATATTCACCCGGGTTCTGGATCAGATAGAGTGATTCACCGGTTAAAAAAGTTGGCAGTTCCTTATCTAAGGCAAGTGCCAAATCAGCAATGTTTACATAGCGGATACAGTCGATCTGCAGGTCAAGCATGGGGTAGCGCTGCCTCGATGGGTGGATATCGGCTAGCAGCACAACAGGCTTACCAGATGATATCTCTATGAACGGCTGCCCTTTTAAGTGCTCCTTGAGGTTGTCTGGCACCGCGTCGATAGTCAGCCCTAGGTAGGGGTCTAGCTCCGTTGGGATGGGTGGGTAAAGATCGGATAGGCTCATGATGGCTCCTTAAGGTCGCCTGGTTGGTCCCATTTTATGGCGGGGTTATTTTTCTTGGCCTGCGTAGACAAGCACGGTCTGCCAGAGCCGGGGTTCAACTCTGAAAAACTCTTGGAAATTAGGAGTCATAGCGGCACTCCTGCTTCCATTGGCTTATGGAAAACCGTGAAGCTAGTGGCGTTGTTTTTGCCGTGGCGGGTGCCATACAAGGGCGGGTATGGGGCTAGCTCCAATACCTCCCGTAGCGGGATGTGGGTTTGATTCCATTTGAGAGTGAGCGTGCCACCTGGGGCAAGCACCCGGAAACACTCAACGAAGCACTGGCGCAGGTCTTCCCGCCACGTGGTCATAAGAACCCCATACTTCTGGCACATCCACCCAGTCGCCCCGGCGCGCTGGAGGTGGGGTGGGTCTAGGTTGATGAGGTGGAATGTGTTGTCGCGGAAGGGTAGGGCGCGGTAGTCGAGTCGAATGTTTGGGCTGATGGTGATTTCCCGGCCATCTGATAGCTGGTGTTGTACTGCTCGCTGGTCGGCGTAGATCACACCAGGATAGCGCTTATCATGCCACATGAGCCTGGCACCACAGGTAACGTCGAGGATCATTTAATGAGCTTCCCTTCTCTGGTGTAGCCGGCACGCTGACGCCAGGCTTGCTTGGCGGGGGTGTCATCGTAGTCGGGGTCGGTCGCCCATTCGAGATAGTCCTCGAAGGTGATGCCTTCGTCAGATATGCACCGCCATTCACCCACGTAGTTCCATACTTCAGGGAAGGCCATATCGCAAGCTAAGCAGCTTTTCAGTTCATAAAGGCCATCGCAGTTTACATATTTTTCCCAGCAGTATTCCTCACCAGGGTTGATTACCGCCCCGCACGTATAGCACTCGTGTGGTTTCCTAGCGCGCCGGGTTTTTTCGTCTAACAGCGTACACATTATTGTTTTTCCTTATAGATTCGTAGGAACACGCCGGTGATAGCTGGCCCGTTGCTGTCGGCTTCGGCGTAGCGTTTACGGGCGTGCCATGTGGTGATTCGGGAGTCGTTTTTGAGCACACCGGCCCCTTCTAAGGCGTCCCCTAGCGCCCGGCATAGTTTGTCGAGGTCGTATGAGGATTTAGACGTGGGGAGCATGCTGCGGACGCTTTTAGGGCGGGGTAGGCAGAAAACCGCTTGCACCAGCACCGCTTCGTCGATGGGTTCTTTCAGTTGGCGGTTGCGGTAGGTGGCGAGTTGGAGTTGTGCGGATTGCCGCCACACCCGGGTGCCGGGGTTGTCCTCGATGACTCGCCCGCCACCCACGTAGCGCTTGGATCCTTGGGGTTTGGGGTCACCAGCGATGTGGGCGATGAATACCGGCTCGGGCTGGGCACCCAAATACCGACCAAACAGACTTTCGATTTCGGTGTCGGTGGCGTCCGGTAAAAGCCGCTCCCGGATGGCGTCGAAGAATGGGTCGTGGCTCATGATGCCGCCCCCACTGCTACGAGTTCACCTGAACGCTCTTTTGCCGGGTTTGGATCATGGTTTGGGGTATCGGTGTAGGCGCCCCGGGTTTCGGGCTTCTGCGGGGCGTCTGGGGCGGTTTCTTGGGCAGTTTGACGCCCCAGGATGCCGTCCAGCTTCTCGCGTAAGTGTGCGGGCATGCCCCGCCCTACCGGCCGGGGCTGGGTCTCTGCTTTCGGTTTCGGTAGCTCGCCAGTGTGGTCACAGTGCGCCACACCCGTCGTTTCACCTGCGGCGTTCTTGACCGCCACGTAGCCCAGCTCGTCGCACAAGGGGCAGGCGTGGATAGCTGCTAGATGTGCCTGCTTTTCCGCTACGGCGCGCTGCTCGAACCACTGCCGGGACCGCATGCAGTTACGGCAGGGGGGTACTTCTTCCCGCGGCAGGTAGGCGTGTTTCCGGCACCGCGGGTCGTCAGGACTCGACCACTCCGCAGGCGTGCCAATCACCTGGTACGCCCGGACAGCAGCAACCACAGCCTGATCCTTCGCGGTTACGGTTTTCTCACTGGTGGGGTTAAGACAGGCAGGCACCCGCCCATCAGCACAATCCGTGTCGGACACCTGGGCGGTCTGGTGATCGGCGAGGTCAGGCAGCCCAGCCCACGGATCCTCAAGAACCGGGGCAGGCGCGGGCTCTACCGCAGACTGGGGATCAACCACCACCGGCCGCGGGGCGCCCACCGGCTTCGACTCTTGAGACTCCGGGGCGGCAGAGTGGCCGACTGCGGTAGCAGGCGCCACCCCTGCGGGGGTCAATTCAATTTCGATTTGAGAAGAGGGAGAGGGGGCGTCGGGCACGGGGCAAAGCGCAACAGGGGCCGCTACCGAACCACGGGCTTTTCTTTCCCCTTTCTTTTTATAGTTCTCTTTCTCATTCTCTTTCTCGGCAGGTTTTGCTAGCGGCTTGCTAGCTTTTGCTACCTTTTTGCTAGAAACACCCTTTTGAGCTGCGGCTTTAGCGAGCCCGCCTTTACGGCCAGCTGCGCGCCGGGCTTCACGCACCGCCTCAATATCGGCAGTGGTTTGCTGATGCTCCGCATAATCATGGATGAAATAATCGGTGTCGCCCTCGGAAAGCAGGGGGCGTTCGGGATCACTGTCTAGAAGCTCTTCGACGATTTCTGACGTCCACATAGCAAGCGCTAACCGCTTCCTGATTCGCCCATCAGTATGATGCCAGGCCGACCAAGCAATCATCTCGATAAAAGCCAGCTTGGCGCCCGGCGATAACGGAAACACCTTTGGGTTACCGAAAAAATCGAGAGTGATACGGATAAACAGCCGGTCATCCTTGGGGGCAGTGGCAGTTTTCGTTGCCATAATGGGTCTCCTTTAGGTGGTGGCAGCTTGCTAGCTTTTGCTAACAACGGTGATAAATGTTCTATTTGTGATTTTTTCTGTGGGGATATGGGGAATTTCAAGCACGATATGTGTTTAAACATGTATAGGGCAAATATTAAGTAATGCCGCCCCTTATGTCAACACACATTGTGCACATGATAGGGTTAAATGGTGGATAAAAGTAGCATTTTTGGTCAGAATCTCATCTACTACCGGAAGAGGGCCGGATGGTCATTAGCGGAGCTAGGTCGCCAGCTAGAAGGAGCCGGCCATACAATGCACATGACCAATCTCCGGCGTATCGAATCCGGGGAGCGCATACCGCGAATCTGGGAAGCTACTGCCCTAGCCGAAGTGCTAGGCGTTCCAGTGGAAGCTTTCACTATTGACCCCAGCGCTAGCGAAAGCCTGGCAGGAGTTACGGATAAGCTATCGGAACTTACCGACACCACCGAGAAGTTCATAGCAGCCGCTAACGAAGCCCTAAACGCCAGCGAAGCCCTAAGCCGGGCGATTACCGAAGCCGAGCGCGCCGGGGTGCCACCGAAGCTGCTTTTAGAGGCACGAGAGCAACTTCGGGAGTGTGGCGGAATCATGGCGGATAACCGACTAGCAATCCAATAATTGGAAAGTTTGTTCTACTTATTTTTGGTCGGGGTGATCGACGTGCGCTAGTACCGTGAGGATACCTGCGGCTAGCCGGTAGAGCTGATCCCGGGTGATGTGGTGGGCGTCTCGCTTAGTTTCCGTCCTCAGGATGATGTGGTCAGGGCCGCAGTGGTCAACCATCACGAATCCTTGTAGCGCGCCGTTTTGCAGCACTAAGAGCCCGTCCCTGTAGCCTTCGTCGTCGATCCTGCCGTATCCTACGCTGTCTGTTGGCTGGTAGGTTGGGCTGTCGGTCAGAGCCTCGATTGTATCAATGATCGTGTTGATGTCTTGGCGGTCCAGGGGCTCTGCGGGGGCGTATTTTTTGAGCCGGCCGATGGCCTCCAGCATCGGCGCTAGGCTATTTGCCGGGGTGTTCATTTTTGTGTCGTTCTCTGGTTTTAAGGTTTTCCGCCTGTAGGAGGATGACTAGCGCCATTCGGGCTAGCTGGTAGAGGTTTTTCTGCGTGATCTTGCAGGCGTCGTACTTACAGTCATCACTGACGGTGATGGTGATATCGTCGGGCCCTTGATGGCTGATCTCGATAATGTATTTTGATCCTTCTCCGATCCCTGGCAGGTCGGGGAGGAATTCCACCAGCACCCCATAGTCGTCGGGTTTATCTCGGAATTCAGGCTGGTTTAGCATCTCTTGGTAGTCGGTGTCGTCTAGCAGGAAATTTATCCAGCGGGACACCACCCGTAGGTGTTTTTCATCCTCCTCATCCAGGAGGGTTGTTTCCTCCCGGAGATACTTCAGGCTGTCTAGCATTTGCTGGATTGAGGGGTGATCCGTCATTTCGTTCCTTCTTCTTTGTTCCATTTCCAGTGGAATCCGGTGTCGTAGTCGTGGTGGCCGCCGCGGTGCCCGCTGCGCCTGGCGCAAATGTGTATTTGCTGGTGTGGGTGATAGCCGGTGGCTTCCAGCGCGCAGCAGCGGTTAGCCGCCTGGAGGCGTTCGCGTTTCATTTCGAGCCGGAGTTTGTTTTTCTCATTTTCGTAGAGGGCATCACGGATTTCCGGGTGCTTTATCATAGGTGCCACCTATTTTTCACCGTGTAGGGCTTGGTTGCCGGCCGGGGTGATAGTGCCGTCCTCGGTGACGTACCCGAGGGCTTCCATGGCCCGTACCCCAGCCCGCCCGGTCTTTTTACCTGCGGCGTGCCTGCGGAGGGATCGTAGCGCTAGGCGGGATTCGTAAGTGGGAGTGTTCGTCGTGGTCATTCCTATGCTCCTTGTTTCGTCACTGTGACGGATGTGTCGTTGATGTTGAATCGCCCATCAAGGAAACGGCTGATGAAGTATTGTTGGCCTTTACCCGTGACTTTCGGCGTTTTATTGACCGTGATATGCCCATCAGCGTGGGTAATAACGGTTTCTTTGATCTCGAAGAGGCCCAGCTCCATGGCTTTCTGCGTAGGGCTGTTCCAATCAGCGCCACGGCGGGAGGTAAGGAACCCATGGGCCCTTAGCCAGGTGAAGAGCCGGTTAGCACCAATATCAACGCAGTTGCCTTTGAGGATCTTCGCCAAATCCCCCACCAGGATCGAGGTGGTCGATGCGCTCACAGCATCAGCAAAAAGCACCTTGGGCGCAGCCTCTTCCACCCGGGTTTCCAACTCCAAACGCTGAGCCCGCTCCTCCTTCAACTGCGTAGCCAGGCGGATAATAAAATCCGGGTCAGACAACGCCTGGGCTGTCGCTTCCGGGGTGAGATACCCGCCATGCGACCGAATCGCCGGCAGCACCTCTTCCGTCACCCAGTCCTGGAACCTCTCGGCCAAGGCGGCATGAGATTTTAGAATTGCCAGATACAAGCCGGGTTCACTAATGACAGCGAATTTTTGGCTACCACCAAGGGTATCGAGAATCTCGATACCCTTTTGATGGTCACGCACGAACCTCGTAACCTCACCAGTGGTTCGATACCCCAAGGCTTTCGCTACATCGGCGGCAACCCACCATGGGGCACCGCAGCGGGTGACGACTCGCACTTGCGTACCATTAAACGAGAACGGTGTGATTTTGTTATCCATACTATATGGGTTCCTTACTTTGTTATTAATGGGGGCAGCTAGGGTTCAACTCCGAAAACCCCTGATATGCTTGCCACGGTACGTACGAGACCATCAAAAGGGCTGGGGTTCAACTCGCAAAACTCCTGATATGCTTGAGCCTCGTAGCCTTCCAAGAAACCTCAAGCTGGGCTTCAACTCGAAAACCTCCTGATATGCTTGCCATAGACCCAAAAACAAGGCCCAAGCAAGCAATATCGGGGGATTTCGCTTTAAAAAATGCAGGCTAGCTAAGTGTTTTCCCGGTTTTTCGTTTTACGCCGCCGGCGTTTTTTCGGCGTGTAATAACGGCCTGCTACTACCCCGTCGACGGGCATTCGTTGTTCTTCCATGCGCTCCAGGTAGCGGCCGCATGCCTCTAGCAGCGGGCACTGATCGCAAAGCTGTTTCGCCTGTTCATGGCGGGCCAGCATCATTTCTTCCTTCTCCATGTACAGTCGTCCATCCCAAAACGGAAGGAGTACCTGATGGCACGGGGCAGTAAGAATACCGTCGGGAGTGAGCGGCCGCTGTTGCCGGCTGGTGGTTTTAGCGGTTGTGGTCATCTCGGAGACGCTTTACCACCCGATCATTTGGTTTTTTATCACCACCATCAGCACCAGCGGCACCAGTGATTTTTTTCAGGCAAACCCCTACCTGGCTGTCTCCGTCCAGGTATTCCATCACCGTGGTCATGAACATCACGGTCACCCTGCGGCAGTCGCGGGCGGCCATGTGGGCGCCGATTGAAACGCCCAGGGCGGTGAGAGAGATAGCGATTGCCACTATCGAGATGACGAGTACGGGATTCATTATGACTCCTTTTCGGTTTGGTTGTTTCGGATATGGGCTGCCGCATGAATTGCGTAGAGGAACGGGTGATCCAGCGACCTGGTTTCTGCATCAAGCTGGCCGAAGGGCACTAAATCGCTATGGTTTGGGTTGGTGGTGGTGCGCCACGCAGCCCACGCATCGTGGACGTCTTCCAGCGTCGTGTAGATGCCTTTAGCACGCATCAGCACCGCGTAGATCAGGAAAAGCGGCGCCGCCTCGGCTGTCGCTTCGAACCCTTCCGGCAGGTTCTCCACGATCAGGGCAGCATCCTCTTCCAAGTAGTTGAGCTTCGTCATTGGCTACTCCTTAACTTCTGTTTTTGGGGTGCCCCGTGGCTGAGGAAGACCACGGGGCACCGGGTTCCCGCCCGGCTAGTTAGGCGGGTAGCGCTCATGGCGGGGGTCGAACCCGCGTAAAACCAACCAATATCTTGACCAAACACGAAACCAACAAGCAGTCTGGTTTTACCTCACCGGAGCATGAGCCTGACAGGAGCCCGTTTTAGGCCCCTGGTTAGATGCCCTCCCCGCACGAGGAAAGGGCAATTGGGTGTTTCCACTATCGAGTTCGCTGTACAACACGCCCCACGCTGGGGCCTAGCACCCTCCGGGGGGATCGAACCCCTACGCCTTTTGGGGCGGCCTACCAGGCCAGGGCTATCCTTATTTATCCCGCTAGCTGGTCTCAGCGCCGCGGGCCAGCGAGGCATTCGCCCACATCATCGCCTCCTCCAGACGCTCCAAGGCCAAGTTTTTCTCCCTGCTGTCATCAAGCATCGCCTCCAGATTCCGGGCGAAATTCTTAAACTGGCGGCCCACAGCGATCCGCAGCGCCCGGGTTTCATCATCCAAAACCCGATAATCAAACCTGCGGTCTAGCTCTTCATATGGGTCGTAGTACGGGTCAGCGCTATACGGGGTAGCAGACATTCTTTGTTTCCTTTCTGATTAGAGGTTTCAGGAGCGCTCACGCATGAAACCGCGAGCTTGCTGGAGTGCGATTTCGACGGCCTCGTCCATATCGCCGATGACCGCGGTGCCGTATTCCTGAACTATCTGTAGCGTGGTCATGACCGCATCTAGCTCACCACTGCTGTAGAAATCAATCAGCAACGGGGCTTCTTCGCACCTGGACATTAGGCACCTCCCCCAGCAGCGGCCCGGCAATCATCACTCACCCGGGCAAGATAACTATCTAAATGCTCACGCTCGATCAGGTATGGGGACCGCGGCCGGGCGGTTTTCCGGCTGTAGGGGATCTCTCCACTCAGCAGCAGCACCCGCAGAGTTTGGCGGTGGATTTTCGTATATGCAGCGGCCTCCGGCAGTGTCAACCACTCCCCCTCCCGGCGCGGGCGGCGGCGTTTAGATGCGGGGGTTTTACAGCGGCTCATGCTCACTGCGCTTTCTCTGCTAGTGGTGCGGTGGGGTAGTTTTTCTCCCCACGTAGGCCTTGTTGGAGCCGGTCTAGCACATCATCAATGTTTTTTTGGTAGGCTTCTAGGGTTTTCCGGGTGGCCTTGTTGCGGTAAACACCTAGTGTGGCCAGCCACATGGTCAGTGTGCGGCGGTCGATCACGTACATGGTTTGTTCCCTACCACGCTCGGTCACCAGGGGGATCCGTTCGATTTTCGCCCAGCATGTGAGTTTTAGCCGGTCTTGCTGCGTGGGCTGGTGGATGCCCAGGCTGTTACACACCGACGAAAGCGTGACCCAAATCCGCCCATCAATCAGGGTCGCATCGACCGTGTTCGGGGTGCCGGGCACTTTCACTTTGAATAAATAATGCATTCGTGTTATACTTTCTCTATTGTTTCTTGTTCCGCCCCGCCGTGAAGCGGGGTTTTTGCTTTTCACTGGGCTTTACGACGGGGCGCGGGTGTTTATACTTGGAGCGTGGTCAGCCTGGGTGTTGCTGTATTGAGCCATTACGATGCGAAGCGCGCTAACCGTCTTGCTGAAATTGCGAACGAAACCGCTAGAGAAAGCTTGGACGCTGCCGAAAGGGCTAACCTGGCTGCAGAACACGCCAACGAGATAGCAGAGGATGCGAACCGTATCAGCGGTAGGGCGTTGCAAGCTAGCATGGATAATCTGATCTACGAATGGGGAATCAAGCTCAGCGATAAGACTGGGGTCGGGGCCGCTACTATCACAAACAACAGCCCCCACGACGCAATGCACCTCACCGTTATCGCCGAGTGCGAAGGCCACCCCGTTGGGGCTGTTGAAGCCGAGCACTTGCCCGGATTCGGCCAGCTGCACCTCAACCTGGCGGAAGGCCTGAAGCAAACACCCGCACGCCATGTCAGTAAGCCTGCTATCAGCAGTCACGCTATCGTTCTCGGGGGCAGAGAAAACCGAAAAATCATCTTCCACATCCAATGGCAAACCCCACTTGGCGTGCCTCGAAGCCACATAATCCAGAAGAGACTGCGCAACAAAAACAGGTAGCATCTTAACTCCCGTCCAAGACCAAAATTTTGTCGGGGCGAGCACCCAAATCAGCAAGAGCATCCAACACTGCTGGTTTTGGGGCTCGGCTACTCAACGCTTCCCGCCATGTCTTTCGGGTAACTTTGGTTACTTTTTCTAAATCGACCAACGTATGGATGGAATTGCGTCTCTTAACCCGATCAATTTCATCAAGACTGAGCAAGAATTTTCCCATTCTCTCGTCTCCTCTTGTATTCATGGGCACATTTTAGCGCGTTATTGAAATAATGCGCAATAATCTTCCCTTAAAACGCAGTCTTTTCAATAGAAATGGCAGCTAATCGCACCTTTGACGGGAATAAAATTACCCACTAGGCTAAGGGTATGACTGGCGAAAAAGAATGGTTCAGCTCAATGGTTCGGCGGAAAATATCCACGATTGAATTGGCCGATCTTCTAGGCGTCTCTCGTAGGACCGCTACTAAACGGCTTAGCGAGGGCTTATCGTCAGACGAGTTGATACTGGTGTCCAGAAAGTTAAATCTTTCCCCGATACACGCCTTAGTTGAGCTTGGACGGCTCACGCATACGGAGGCTTTTGACTATCTGGGGGGAGATGGGCTTTTGTTGGATGCGGCAACCCCCGAACAGCTGATTTATAAACTCGCGGAGGACACTCTTACGCCTCAGGCAAAAATAGAGCTTGGCGCTTACGGCCGAGGGCAATTAACTCCAACCCCTAACGGGCAAGCTACTGATACTGACAGTGGCGCGCCTGCTGATGATTTTGATGATGAAGCGATTATTGCCCGGATTAATGCTGGTGTGGAGCAGATAGCTGCTCAACAGGCAACACCGCCTATCGAGGAGCATTTCACATAAAAGAAGTTTTCAGAGTTGAACCCCAGCATCAAGCGATGGTTGAGCGAATCAGCACCAAGTGTATCAGGGGTTTTCGGAGTTGAACCCCAGCCTCCAAGGATCGACGCGATTTCCTGATCCAAGCATATCAGGGGTTTTCAGAGTTGAACCCCAGCTTTCCGATCACTTTTGTAACGTATTCCCCAAGCTTATCAGGGTTTTGAGATTTATTACACATATTTTTTCGCCAAAATTTATTGCTTCCCTCGTGGTTTTGTTTCATAATTGATTAAGTTCATTATCAGTTTTTGAGGAGCCATGATGAATGATACTGAACAACGGCTGGAGCATTTATTGCATCACTTTGATGTTCGTCTTGTCGAAACAGGGGCGCTTAGCCCACGCATGAATGCGTGCTGGCATCCCCTGACTCGTACGATCTATGCCCGGCATGGGTTGGACCCGGTGACCCGGGTGTGCGCTGTTGCCCACGAGTTAGGGCATGCGTATCACAATCATGATTGCTCCACACCGGATAATGAACGCGAAGCCGACGAGTGGGCCGCTAACCAGCTGCTAGATGATGGCCTGGTAGAAGAAGCCGCGTGGGAATGCGATTCCGAGCCCGTGGCCATGGCCGCAGAGCTAGGTGTTACCATGCACCTGCTGCGCACCTGGGAGCGACTCTACCGTGTTGGCCGTACCCGGCATGTGAGCGCATGCGGCCTCAGCTGATCCTGGCTTTTATCCCAAGCATTAACCTCCACTATTTGCAAAGGAACCCCCTGTGAGTATCACGCAAAGCATCGAAACCCTAGCCGCGAAGGTGAAAGACCTCAAACCCATTATCGAAACCGAAGAAGCAACTA